AGGTAATTATCCGTATAATCAAGTAATAGAAACAGAAGCTGGTCATGTTATAGAAATAGATAGCACGCCTAATGCTGAAAGAATACAGGTATTCCACAAAAAAGGAACCTACATTGAAATAGATGTTAATGGTTCGATGGTTAGAAAAACAGTAGGCGAAAATTATGAAATAATGGATCGTAATAATTTTGTCTATGTTAAGGGCGCACATTGTTTAACGGTTGAAGGTAAGACAAGTATATTAGTTAAGGATGATGCTGTTATAGAAGTTGAGGGAGATTTGTCTGTAACAGGACACGGCGATACATTAGTACAATCTGCAGGCAATATGGCTGTGGTTGCGGATACTGCTATTGTGTCTGCAAAAAACGGATTAGACATTGCATCCGAAGGCGCCATAAACATACAAGGTAAAAGTATAAGTATGCGTTCTAGTAGCGGTGCAATCAATATTAAATCTAGTTCAGATTTAAATCTTCAGTCCAGTGCCACTGGAGCATTGAGTTTGAAAGGTGGATTAACAATATTAATTGATGCTGCTATAGTTAAAACAAAAATGGGTGCCAATATTATAAAAGCTATTGCACTAGGTGTATTATCGCCGCCATCTAAAAAGACACCGAATACAACACAGATACCAGTGTTACAAAGAAAAGCTCTTAATGATGATTCATTCTTATTGGATTCTGGAGAACCAGAAGCAACAGAACATAGTAAACAAAGAGAAGCAGCAGGCGAAATATCAAACAATATACAATTAACTCCAAAGGAATCTGATTTAGTTACTACTAGAAGTTTTGGTGTTGCGTCTAATAATATAGTAACCGAAGTAGATTGTGAAATATGTTATAAGTTTAACAACAGCTTTCCGAGATCATTTAAGTTATCAAAATCATTTACTCTTGGCAATTTGCTTGTTGGCAAATATGGCCCAGCATTGCGGGCACAACGCGGGCTTGAAGAAAAAGATATTGTTTGTAATTTAATGCAGTTGGCGGAAAATGTATTAGAACCCATTAGCGCAAAATATCCCGGTATGATTATTAGTAGTGGTTTTAGAATAGGAACAAATAGTAGTGACCACGGTATAGGTGCTGCTGTAGATTTGGTTTGGCCTAATAGAAAAATTAGTGATATAAAAGATATTGCAGCATGGATTAGTACAAATGTACCTCACCGCCAGGTTCTTTTAGAATATGAAACATATACGGGAACTGATAAAATTAGAGTTTCATGGATACACGTTGCTTTCTTATCAGACAACGGTGCATTGGTGCAATCGAGAGGTCCACGTCTTCAAACATTTGTAAATCATCAATCGAAATACAATAAATTAGTAAATTTAGCATAATAAATATCAATTATGGCAACACAAAAATCGTTAAAAACTTTTGTAGATTTAGATCTTTCGTTTAAGGTTAATCCCTTTACTAAAGATTTATATTTAAAAACAGATGAGGAAGCTGTGAAAACAGCGTTGAAACATCTTATACAAACACGCAATTTTGAAAGACCGTTTCACCCTGAAATAGGCACACAAGTTTATTCATTATTATTTGAAAACTTTTCTCCTGCAGCAAAAATTGCAATGGAAAAAACAATTGAAGAGGCAATAGTAAAATTTGAACCAAGGGTAAGATTAATAGATGTGCAGGTTAAAGAAACCGTAGAGTCTAATGACTTATTTGTGAATATAGTATTTGCTTTAAAGAACACAGATAGACCAATAACAATTACAACTTTACTAAGTAGAGTACGATAAATGGCAAATTACAGATTAGCAGAACTAGACTTTGATGATATTAAAGTCAATCTCAAACAATTTTTAACAAACTATAGAGATAAAGATAATAATCTTATTTTTAAAGATTATGATTTCGACGCATCTAGTTTATCCATACTGTTAGATTTGTTGGCATATAATACACACTACAATGCCTATTTAGCAAATATGGTTGCAAATGAAATGTTTTTGGATTCAGTTGTAAAGAGAGAATCTGCAGTATCAATAGCAAAACACTTAGGATATAGACCGTTATCCTATAGAAGTGCTAAGTCAAAAGTTTCTTTTACAATAAACGAACCTGTAGATAACCCACCCACTTTAACATTACCAAAATTTTCTCCTTTTACTACGACAATTAATAGTACTCAATATACCTTTTCCAATTTGGATGCGATAACAATCAAACCAACAAACGGAGTTTATACATTCACCGATGTTGAAATTGTAGAAGGCGAAGCGTTAAGTTATGTTTATCGAGTTGACGTATCTGGACCTGAAGAAAAATATACTATACCAAATAAGAATGTAGATACCACTACGATTAGAGTAACGGTTCAAAATTCATATACTGATTTAACAACGCAAAGTTATATTCTAACAGATAATTTAGAGTCTTTAACAGCTCAATCTAATGTCTTTTTCTTAGAAGAAAATCCTTCTGGGTTTTATGAGATATTCTTCGGCGATAATGTTTTAGGTAAAAAATTAGTATCTGGCAATTTAGTCAAAATAGAATACTTAATTAGTAATGGTTCTATTTGTAATGTATCAGGTGAAATAGAGCAAAGATTTTCTCTAGGCACTCAGATTGGCGGCGTCTCTTTATCTTCTTCTATAGTTGCAGGAACAAATTCATCGGGCGGAGATGAACCAGATACATTAGAAGAAATTAAATTTAAAGCACCTCGTTTCTTATCTTCGTTTAATAGAGCAGTAACAGCAAAAGATTATAAAGCAATTATTGAATCAAATTATCCGTTGGTTGAGTCTGTATCTGTTTGGGGCGGAGAAGAAAATAATCCACCAAAATATGGTAAAGTTATTATTTCGCTAAAGCCATATTCTGGTTATACTATCAATACAGAACTTAAAACAAAAATACTACAAGACATTTTGCAAGATAAAAAAATAATGTCTATTATACCAGAATTTATTGATCCAAATTACTTACACATCACTTTAGACACCAAAGTAAAATTTGATCCAACAAACTCAAGATACACCGCTCCCGAAATACAAACTTTAGTTAAAGCAAAAATTGAAGAATATTTCTCAGTAGAGTTACAAAAATTTGATAAAGACTTTATATATTCTAAACTATCAAAGACAATTGATTCTATTAATTCATCTATTGTAGGTAATGTAACAAGTTTTAAAGTTCATAAAAGAATAACACCGGTTGTCAACATATCAAATAGTTACACAGGATCAACACTTATAAAATTTGCAAATAAATTAATATCTGGTAGTATACAATCATCAGCATTCTTTTATAAAATAAACACCGACATTAAAGCAGTATACATTAAAGACGTTTTAACGACAACCGGTACTAGTACTTTAAATATACACGATTTATATACTGACAAAGTTTTAACAACATCATTTGGTATTGTAGATTATATCAATGGCACAATATCAATTACAGATATGAATCTAGCAGGATATATTGAAAATACAAATGATATTAGATTATATGCTAAAATTGAAGAATTGGATATTAATGCTACAAAAGATTTAATACTTATTATAGATGATGGTAGTTTGGAAACAACAGCCAAGCGTTTAGCAGGTTTAACAGTAACAGTAACAACACAATAAAATGGCAGAAAATATTTTTGCACCTGATACTTTATTGGGTCCTTTAAAATTATACGGGACATCTAAACCCGACAGTTTTGCTGGTTATCAAACAGGGTGGTTCTATCCTCTGTATACTACACGTAAAGAAGCTATACAAGCGGATTTAGATAGAGCGGGCAACGGCATTTATCAAACTTTAAAATTCTATGGTAAAACAGGCGAATTTTATATTCCTGATAACTTTGCGAATTTGGCACAAATACGAGATCCTTTAATATACACACTATATGAAGGCAATGGGGCTGAAAATCCATTTAACAGAATACAAAATAGATTGTCAATTTTAGTTGAAGATCAGTTACCAGATTTTATACAATCTGACTATGGTATGTTTGTAACATTCATAAAAGCATATTATGAATTCTTAGAACAAAATAATCAAGCTCAAGAAATATTGCAGGACATTTCAAAGTATGCAGATATTGACGAAACAACAGAAAACTTAGTTACTAGATTTATTCAAAATTATGCAAACGATTTATCGGTATCAAGTAGCGCAAATAATAGATTACTTATAAAAAGAATAAGAGAAATTTATAGTAAAAAAGGAACTGAACCTGCATATAGAATTTTGTTCAATGTTTTATATAAAGAATCTATAGATTTTTTCTATCCTTACGATGTTGTGTTAAAAACATCCGATGGTAAATTAGTTAAACCTCGTGCATTAAGAGTTAAACAAATTACGAACAGGCAGAATATTTTTGATTTTGAAAATACTGAAATTCAAGGAGTAACTTCAAAAGCAAAGGCAATTGTAAACAAGGTAATAAAAATAGATTTAAACGGATTCGATGTATATGAATTAGTGTTAGATTCTACTAGTATTACTGGAGAATTTCTTGCCGACGAACAAATTATTACTGTAAAAACTATTTTATTAACTGACAATAAATTTACAACAACAAAATTAACTGCAAGACTGTATTCAGTGGTTAGTAAAATAGATATTATAGATGGTAGTTTAGGTTATAAAAAAGATAGTCCTATTACTATTACAGATTCGACGGGTATTCTTGCAAGAGCAAAAATTAATAGTGTTAACAGATTTGGCACAATTACAAATATAGAAATGATTGAACCCGGATTAAATTACAGTAAAAACACAATAGTTGATCCTGGATTACCTACAGAAACTTTAACAGGAACGTATGTTGTTAAAAAAGGACAAGTTACCTTAACTTTTCCAGTACAACATGGTTTAGTAAGAGGCAAAAACATAAATGCTTATTATACTGGAAATGTGTTTAGTCCAATTGACAACACTTCGCATAATGCTGTGATTACATCAATTCCTAATGTAAGATCAATTAGATACAAATATCCTGGATTCTAAATGGCAACGTATACACTATCAAAAACTTCTACTACAGTTAACGAAGGTTCCAATGTAACTATTATATTGGATACCGTTGGCGTACCAAATTCTACATTAGTACCATTTACAATTACAGGTACAGGTGTTGACTCTGACGATTTTGTAAGTTCAACTTCCTTAACTGGAAATTTTAATATTCGTAGTAATCAGGGTAGAATAACGTTAGATCTTAAGAAAGATTTAAAAACAGAATTTGACGAAACATTTTATTTAACCTTAACAGGTACAGGTGGTAATCAAAACATAGGTGTTATTATAAAAGACACCTCAACTACAACGTCAAATACTGTAGTTAAATTTTTAATTACATCTGCGTCTTCAGTTATCTATGAAGGTAGTTATGCCACATTTTACATAAAAGCTATTGATTTGGCTCCTGGTACAGTTGTACCATACAGGATTTTTGGTATACAAACAGATGATATTGCAGAAGGCACATTAACTGGGCTGGCAACATTCTTGCCCACTGGTACAGCAAATCAAACACAAGCAAATGTTACTTTGACTGTATTAGATGATAAGAAAACGGAAGGTTTAGAAACAATAGTTTTATTATTAGATCCAGACTTTCCATATTCTTTACAATTATCTAGTACAATAGTAATTCAAGATTCATCGATATCACCTACTCCCGATTACATTATAACGGCAAACAAAACCAGAGTAGTTGAAGGAAGCAATGTTACCTTTAGTTTGCGTACATCAAATATACCAAATGGCACAATAGTTCCTTGGAGAATTATAAAACAAACTGGAGATATTACATTAGGTGACTTTGATAGAATAAATTCACTCGATGGATATTTCCCCGCAATTAGTTCAAACATTGCAAATGTAACACTTGAAATTAGAGATGATTATTTGTTTGAGCAATCGGAATTTTTCTATATAGAAGTGCCTAACAGAAATGCATCTTCTCCGATTGTTGAGATTATAGATTCGGGTAATACATATTTAGCTACCGGTGCAACATATACTGGCAATGTAATACTTAGTTATTTGGACCCTGCAGTATTACGAGCAAATATAGGTGGAATGTCAATAGGCAAATCTTTTTGGAAAGATACTTCGGGACAATTATCAGAAAATATGTTCCTGGAAGGTAAAACACAATACGCAACAGAAGAATCCATTGCGTTTTATCAACCATTTTCGTATGTTATACGATCTTCTAAATCAATAGACGAATGGGGTAATAGTATTCGTTCCGTTTTACACCCTGCAGGATTGAGTCTTTTTAGTGAAATAAATAATGAGACAATGCCATATGATGTAAGATCGTTGGAAGTAAAAGCAACAAACGATACAGAAATAGATACCTTCTCGTCAATTACCATAGATAATTCTACATTGCTTGCAAGCAATACAAGATCTAGAATATCTAGTACTTTAACGGTAGATTCTGTAACATCGCTATTTAACTTATAATAAATAATAGATGCCTAATATAGTAACTAACAAATTTAAAATCAATAATGCTCAGAGTTTTCTGGACAGTTATACTGTCACAGGAGATAATACATTATACATGTTTCTAGCAAAACCCGATCCATGGGGAACAGATGATACTCCATCTGCGCCTGTAGACACACTACAAAATCATTCTAAAACTTGGGATGAGGTTGTTAGTTTAAAACGTATATTACCCGGCAATATGGTCAATGTTGTCAAACGTATTAATTGGGTTGCACAAACAATTTATGCTGAATATGATCACGAAGATTCTGATTTATTAACAAAGAATTTTTATGTTATCAACAGAGATTTTGATGTTTACAAATGTATTGATAATTTTGATGGTTCTAAATCAACAGTGGAACCATCCGGAAAAAGTTTAAATATATTCAAAACATCTGATGGATATAAGTGGAAATACTTATACACAGTATCTACCTCTGATAGACTGAAATTCTTAACAGCTAACTGGATGCCTGTTAGAACAAATGCAGACGTTGCATCTGTTGCGAAAGATGGTGCTATAGAAAATATTAAAATCTATAATGGAGGTTTAGATTATTCTATATATTCTAAAGTTACTGTCGAAGGAGATGGGGCAAGCGCAAATATTTCTGCCAGACAAAGTTTAGGTGTTATCTATGATTTTGTTTACACCAATTCTGGTTCAAAATATAGATTTGCAAATGCATATATTTCTGATAGTCAAGGTTCAGGTAGATTAGCAAACATTAAAGCAATACTAAGCCCAGTCAATGGACATGGATATAATCCAGTTTTAGAGCTTGGCGCATATTACGTAATGCTAAATGTCAAGGCAGAATACAACGAAGGCTATGGCGATTTCCCTACCGGGTTTACTTTTAGAAAAGTTGGCATAGTTAAAAATCCAATGCAAACAGGAAATGTGTTAGCAAATGCAGCAACACTAACAGGATTGATTGGTATTACTGTAAGCAATGTAAACGGCACATTTACCAATAACGAATATTTAACAGGTATTACTAGCAAGGCAAATGCATATGCAGTAACATCTAACGTTGTTTCAGGTAATGGGTATATTAGATATATTCAATCGTTTGGTACAACAGAAAATTATAGAGCATTTACTATCGGCGAATCCATTATGGGTAAAACATCTGGTGCAACAGCAATAGTCACAAATACTCTATCGGCAGAAGTATTACAGGACACGGGTGAAATCATTTACTTAGAAAATAGAGAACCTGTAACCAGAACAATAGATCAAACAGATAATTTACATCTTGTAATAGAATTTTAAGGAAAAGATATGACTGTACTAACGAATGTTTCACCATATTTTGATGACTTCGACGAAAACAAAAATTTCGTTCGAGTGTTATTCAAACCCGGTGTTGCGGTACAAGCACGAGAGTTAACACAATCCCAGGCAATTTTACAAAATCAAATTAAGTCTGTAGGTAATTTTTTATTCAAAGATGGTAGTAAAACAGCAGGGCCAGCTCCTTCTGTTAATCTTGATGCAAGAACTATACGTTTAAAAAATACAGATTTACGCGGCAATCCAATCAATGTTTCAAATTTATTAAACACATATGTCACTACCGCAACATCGGACATTTTAGGTTATGTAGAATTTGTTTATGAAGCAGATGATCCTGAGTTAGGCGATCCAATTAGTGTGGTAATTTCTTTAAAGAAATTTAATATAACTAATGATGGTATGTTTGAAGAAAATGATGAGTTATATTTTTATACAGATTATACTGAAGCATTAAATAAAGACCAGCCTAATTATACAGCAGTTGCAACTACTGATATTACAAAGAATGCAATATCTACACTTAAACAATACTCTAAAACCGTTGTTTTAACAAATCCAAGTACAATTATTGAGGTGGGCGATTTATTGGTACACCCTTCCTTAAAAAAGAAATTATATGTTACTAAAATTGTAAACACGTTAGAATTAGAAATTAGCGATACTCCAGATGTTGTTATTGGCGGACAAAATGTTGCTTATGTAACCAAAGCAACAAATCCTACAACCATTGTATCTCAAGATGATGCTATATTTTACAAATATGGCTACTTTGTTAAAGCAACGATACAAAAAATTGTACCCGATAAAAAAACAGC